ATTGACAGGCCTGTCAAAAGTGCCTATTTATGGGCATAACCCAGCGAAAGGAGGGGTTTCATGAGTATCAAGGACAGAGACATTTGGCAGGCGCCGCTACAGAGGCATATGACGCCGCGGCAATTTGTGACTATCACCAAGGAGCTCGGGCTCAATAAGGCGGCCGCCGGCCGCTATATCGGCGTGAGTGCGCGCACCGCCAGGAGGATGATTAAGGGTACGTCTGACATCCCGACATCGGTGGCGTTGCTGTTGCGATTGATGGTCAAACACAAGGAAAAGCCGTTGGTGCCGGCTTGGAGCCGCGAGCAAAATTGACCACCAGGCGCTGACGTGCGTATGGTCCTGCTGCTCAAAACAGCGAGGGCCATGCGTGCGTTAAATGGCGAGAGCCCCAACTGATTTAAGATCTTTAGCGCGATCGCACACTGACATGGCGATCCGTACGCTGGTTGCGATCGCCAAATCAAAGGGTGCGCAGGCTGCGGCGCGCGTCAGCGCGTGCGCCATTATCCTCGATCGCGGCTGGGGCAAGCCCGAGCAGCCGCATGTTGGCGGCGACAAAGACATCGTTGTGAAGATCCGCCAGGTGATCGACGGCAAGGATGACGACGACGATGGGAAGAGCTGAACGCGTTCCGCCTGGTTCGATGGGCGCCATGCGGTCGCGTGCGACGGTTGAGGTTGATTTGCCGCACAGTGGCTGGAAGCCGCGGCGACATCAGAAAAAACTTTGGCGGCATCTTGAACGCGGTGGCAAGCGATCGATCGCGGTGTGGCATCGTCGCGCCGGCAAGGACGATGTGTGCTTGCACCGCACGATGATCGCGGCGATGCAACGTGTCGGCAATTATTGGCATTGTTTGCCTGAGTACGCGCAGGCGCGCAAAGCGATCTGGACTGCGGTGAATGCACACACTGGTCGGCGCCGCATCGATGAAGTGTTTCCGCATGAGCTGCGCGCCAACACCAACGACAATGAAATGTTCATTCGCTTTCACAACGGCAGCACCTGGCAGGTTGTCGGCAGCGATAGCTACGACACGACTGTCGGCGCCAGTGTCGTCGGCATTGTGTACAGCGAGTGGGCGCTCGCGAACCCGTCAGCCTGGGGCTATCACCGGCCAATGCTCGAGGAGAACGATGGGTGGGCCATATTCGTCACTACGCCTCGCGGCCGTAATCACGCTCACGCGATGTTCAATCACGCGAAGCGTACGCCTGGCGAATGGTTCAGCGAGCTGCTGACTGTTGATGACACTGGTCAACTCAGCAAGGCTCAGCTCGCTGAAACACTTCGCGAGTACCAGGCGCTCTACGGTGCTGACGTCGGCCGTGCTCAATACTCGCAGGAATACTTCTGCGATTGGGTCGCGGCAATTCTTGGCGCGTACTTCGCGTTGGAAATGCAAGAGGTACGAAACGAGAGCAGGATCCTCGAGTTCAATGCCGATCCTGACTTGCCGGTACATCGTGCGTGGGATCTCGGCATGCGAGACGACACCAGCGTCTGGTGGTTCCAGGTCGCCGGCCCGCAGATCCTGGTGCTCGATCACTACGCCGTTAGCGGTGGCGGCCTGCCACATTTCGCTGAGCAAATTGAGCTGCGTCAAAAGCAATTCGGCTGGGTGGATGGCAACGACTACGTCCCGCACGATGCGAAGGTCAAGGAATGGGGCACGAGCAGAACACGCGTCGAGACGATGCAACAGTTCGGTCTTAAGCCACTCTTGGTGCCATGGGCGACTTTCCAAGATGGGATCAACGCCGTTCGTCGGACGTTGCCGCTGTGTGTGTTTCATACGCGCACTGAGGAGACTGGCGTTGCAGCGCTCGAGCAATACCGCCGGGAGTGGGACGATGAGAAGAAAGCATTTCGGGCGACTGATGTGCATGACTGGACGGCGCATCCTGCCGCAGCGTTTCGGTACTTGTCACTAGCCTGGCGCTACGCCGAGCGGAAAGAGACAGTGCGACCAAAATCAGAGGGCTTCACAATCCCACCGCCGGCGGAGCAGCCAAAGGGAAGGATCACTCTGTGATGCGCACACTAGGCGATCGCGTACCAGGCGCGCAGTGGTTCTCAGGTAACGACGCAATTACACCATACGGAGTACCGATGAGCATTCCCAAGCGTGTCACGCGCGATCAACAGTATGCAGCAACGCTCGATATCCCGGCCGCTGATTTGCACGCCGAGCTGGCGAGTGCCCGCATGCGTTACGAGCTGCTGCTGGGTTTTGCTGCATGGGTTGCGGATCAACGCAAGACGGAAGGCGTTACCGTCGAGACGATCTGTGATGCGGCCGATCGAGCACTGAAGGGCGACAAATCAATTGAGGTGGCAAATGATGACGCCAAAGCAGCAGGTCGAAGCTAGTCGAGCTTTGTTTGCGACGTTTGTTGGAGTGCATCCTGGCGACACTATTTCAATTTTGGCGGTCACTTTGCAGATGGCGATTTGCTACGGCGCCAGGACAAAGGAAGCCGCGGTCGACATGATCACCCGTATCGCCGAAGACAGCATCCATGGTATACCGCAGCAATATGACCTTGTGCAGAAGGTGATCAAGGACGCAGAGAATTCTAGGGACGCCAATGACGCCGGCCGATCGCCAATACGACATTGACCTGGTGCGCAGCATGCGTGAGCAAGCGCGCCAGGTTCGCAAGCGGTCAGGCAAAATATCGGTGACGTTGTTGCAGGGCGCAGATCGCCTAGAGCGTCTCAGCAATTCAATGCCGGTTGAGCCCATACCAATTCCAGATCCAACACAGACTTCAGACCCAACACAGACTTCAGACCCAATACAGCCCGCGTCAACACCGGCTCTTGTTGAGACGGTGAGGGAAGATGGCCGAAGATGACACCAGGCAGTTAGGCGACACTGTCCGCGATGAGCTGCCGGCGACAGGCGACGACGAGCGCTCTGAAGACAAGCAGTACAATCCCGCTGAAGAGCCTGAGAAGGCCGAGGCGTGGCTCAACTTACTGCGCGAGAGCGAGAAGGCGCTCGAGACTTGGAATGAAACCTGCGACAACATTGAGAAGCTCTACGCCAACTTGGATCAGCTGCGAAACCAAACGCGCGATCGGCAATTTAATCTCTTCTGGGCCAACCTCGAGATCCTCAAGCCGTCAATCTACGCCAAGCCGCCGGTACCGGTGGTGGTGCCAAAATTCAAAGATCGCCGGCCGCTCTACCAGGTGACGAGTGAGCTGCTCGAGCGTTGCTCCATAGTGGCGTTCGATCTTACGCGCATCAACGATCTGTTGATGCTGGTGCGCGATGACTTGGCGACATTCAGCCGCGGAGTTGCCTGGTGTCGTTATGAGCCGGCGACTGACGACAGTGCTGAGTATGTCTGTGTCGACTTCAAACATCGCAGGGATTTTTTGCACGCCTTGGTGCGCAACTGGCGCGAAATGCCTTGGGTTGCAGCTGCGAGCTACATGACGCGGCCGCAAGCGGCGAAGCGCTTCAAGCAGTACAGCGGGGACGAGTATCAGAAGCTCGAATACAAGGTCAGCAAGGAAAGCCAAGAGGTCGGCGGCGCTGACAGCCGCGAGCGCGCCAAGGTCTGGGAGATCTGGCACAAGGGCATGAACAAGGTGATCTGGGTCGGCGAGGGTTGTGAAGAGATCCTCGATAAGGCGGACCCGAAAGAATTGGCGGATCTGCAAAACTTCTTTCCGTGTCCAAAGCCGGCCTACAGTGCGACGCAGCCAGGTTCGCTGATCCCGGTACCCGATGTGCTGCAATACAAGGATCAGCTCGATGAGGTGAACACCCTCACCGCCAGGATCCACGCGCTGTCGAGCGCGCTCGAGGTGAAGGGCTTTTATCCCGCCGGCAGCGCCGAGCTGTCAGATGCGATTGAGGCTGCGGTCAAGACCAGATCCAACTCACGCGTGCTCGTGCCGATCTCCAATTGGGCAGCGTTCGGTGGGTCGAAAGAGGTGATCATCTGGTTGCCGATCGACATGATCGCCAACACCATCACGGCGCTGATCGCTGTGCGCAAGCAAGTGATCGAGGACATCTACCAAATCATGGGACTGAGCGACATCATGCGTGGCGCCACAGATCCTAACGAAACGCTGGGCGCGCAGCAGATTAAAGCGCAGTACGGCAGTGTTCGTATTCGCGACAAGCAGGGTGAAATGGTGCGCCTGGCGCGTGACATCGAGGAGATTGCCGCTGAGATCATGTGTTCGAATTTTGAATTCGATACGATGCTGTATATGTCACAGATGGAGATCCCGACTGCCGCGCAGCAGATGATGAAGATCCAGGCGATGCAGCAGCAGATTATGCAAATGCAGCAGCAGGCGCAGCAGGCGCAGCAGATCCAGCAAATGAACCCGCAAGCGCAGCAGATGTCGCAGCAGAACCCGCAAATGCAGCACCAGCTGCAACAGCAGTTCATGATGGCACAACAGAATTTGCAGGATGAGCAGCAGAAACCAACACAGGAGCAAGTCTCAAAATTCCTGAAGGACTATCGCACTACGACGATGATCCTCGACATCGAAACCGACAGCACCATCCAGGCCGACGAAAACGCAGAGAAGCAGCGCCGCGGTGAATTTATGGGCATGATGTCGTCGCTGTTGCCGCAGCTTGCAGCGCTGATCGCGTCGGAACCAGGAGCCGCAGAATTCTGCGGCGAGCTGCTCAAGTTCGCGGTGGCGCCGTTCCGCGTCGGGCGCACGTTGGACGGATCGATCGACAACCTGGTCGAGCAGATCGAAATGAAGGCGGCGCAGATGCAAGGTTCGCCGAAGGAGACGGCTGAGCAGCAAAAGATCACTGCACAGGTGCAGATCGAGCAAAAGAAGATCGAGGCGAAACAAGCCAGCGATCAAGCGCAGGCGCAATTCGATATGGCTAAGCTGCAAGGCGAGAACCAGCGCGAGCAACAAAAGCAGCAGAATGAATTCAGGATTGCGATGTTCGAGGCCGAGAGCAAGCGGCAGACCGAATTGGCTAAGGCACAACAGATCCAACAGAGGGGCCGCTTGGATGCCGCCGCGCATGAGCAAAAGATCGCGGAAGGCAACCAAAAAATGGTGCTTAACACGCAGGCTGCGCAACAGAGACAAGTTGACGCGCAGCAGCGTAGCGCCGACATGGCGCAGCGTTCTAATTTCCAGCAGCGCCAGCAGTCCCTTCGTGAGCGCCAGGCAGCATTGAAACCATTCCCAACCGTGAGGCAGTGATATGCCATTGACCAGAAGCCCGATGCGAGACGCGATCGCGATGGCGATGATGCAAGGCACGCCAGGCGCACCGCCAGGCATGTCATCAGGCATGCCGCCAGGCCCGTCAGCAGGAGCGCCGGCAGGCCCGCCAGCAGGAGCGCCGGCAATAGCGTTGGCGCCACCGATGGCGCGGCCGCCAATGGGTGCGCGACCGCAGCCAACGATGGGCGCGCGACCTCCAGTCTTTACCGGCGGCGGGCCGGTGACGCCGACGCCGCAACCGATTGCGCCGGCGGCGAATGCCGGCGCGATGGCAGCACAGGGCATGAATGCCGGCTATCGTTATGGCCGCATGGCGCAAGGACATTCGCCGGATCCGTTTGCACAACAGAATGAGCCGTTTCCACAGTACGGCATGGGGAACCTTTATTGATGCTCGACAAAATAGTTGAACGTGCAAAGCCGCGGCATTTCGATCGTATCTTTAAGGAGGACGATCGAAAAAAGATCTTCGACTACCTTGCCGCGCCAGGTTGGGAGACGGGTTGGAAATCAAATCAGCGTCGCGACGCGTACTCGTTTCTGCACAAGCATTTTGCCGGCTTTCGCGACATCAGTATCGAGAAGGAATACGATGCCGCCGACGAGCTGAAGCAGAAGCACGAGCTGATGCACGTCGTGTGGGCGACGTTGAAACAGCATTATCTGAAAGATCACACACTCGTTCGCTGCTACGCCAACGGCATGTGCTACGGCATGGACGGCACTGTTCATGTCGATGCGCGCCAGCCAGGAAACTACACGTTCATTTACTATCCCCAGGCAAAGTGGTCGCCTAACTGGGGTGGCGAGACGATTTTTTACAATGACGAAGAGACGCGCATCGAAGCGTGTGTGATGCCGCGACCGAATAGCGCGATTTTTTTTGACGGCAGACAGCCGCATCGCGCCAATGGTGTGACGCGGCAATTCCCAGGCACGCGTATCACACTTATGTTCAAAACGAAATCTGGCGGCAGTCAGCAGCCAGTAGGGGCTACCGAGATCTCGCGCGGTGTTCCTCAGCCGGTAGCCCCTTCCCATGCGTCCTGATTTGCGCAGTTTTCTGCTCTCGCTCGATACGGCGAGCACAAGGCACGGCACGCGAACACTATTTGATCACCTTAAAGGCGTGCATGATCTGTTGCGCGACTGGGACAACGATGAAGACGTCTGTAACGCCGGTTTGTTTCACAGCATCTACGGCACCAGCTCGTTCAAGCACAAGTCGCTGCACGATCGCGAGCCGTTGGTGAAGTTAATCGGTGGTCGCGCCGAGAGCTTGGCGTATCAATTTAGCCTGGGCGAGCGGCCGCTGTTCAAAAACATCGAAAACGAGGAAAGGCGGCGAGATCTGCAAGAGGTCGAGGCTGCCAACCTGGTCGAGCA